AATGAAGCCCTCGGGGCCGACAATAACCTCCTCGGCCTGTGCAGTCGTATCGACCATGGAGATGACGATCTGCGAACGCCGAGCAACATCCGCCGGACTGGAAGCGATCTGCGCGCCCAGCGCGCCAAAGCGTTCATTTTTCTGGGGATCGACATCATAGATCACGAGGGGGTAGCCCGCTTTCAAAATATTCGCAGCCATCGGACCACCCATCATTCCGAGGCCAACAAATCCAACTGTCTTTTCCCTACCTTCACCGCTCACGAGAACCTCCCAAGTTTTCATCACGACGCGCCGTCGCAATCTCACCCCTTTAGCCAGCGGCAACACCCTACCACGTCATCGGGTGGGGGCTATCTTGTGCATCACAGCCAGCGCGATGTCGCCTTTGGGTCATTCGCGACCGGGTCGAGCCAGCCTCAAGTCCGGCCATGTCCGCTATGCCGCGCGGGACGCGGAAGTAAAATTCAGACAATTTCCGGCTCCCCAACGGCCATTGTGGGTTGACGGTACGGCCGTGGACAAGCTCCGAAACCGGCACCTCGGATCATGCGCTACGAACTTAAAGCAAAAGGAGGACTGAGCAATGGCACAGAGAATTGCGGGCGTCGCCTTCCTGACCGTGGACGGCGACCAACTGGCGCTGCGGGGCAACTTCACCGTCAGCCCGTCGCCTGTCGAGCGCACCATGATCGCAGGACAGGACGGCGTGCATGGCTATCAGGAGCTGCCGCGCGTGCCCTACATCGAAGGCGACCTGTCAACAGTCCCCGGCCTTTCGTTGGAGCAGCTCTTGACCGAGACCGATGTCACGGTGGTCGCACAGCTCGCCAACCAGATGCAGTACGTGCTGACCAGCGCGACCTGCAAGGGCGGCTTTGAGAACAACACCAGAGACGGTCAGGTTCGCGTGCGCTGGGAAGGCCTGACCTGTGAGGAGATGAGCCTGTGAATGTGAACCCGAGACGCGAAGGCTTCGTGGATGATCAGGCCAAGACGATTGACCACGAGCAGCCTGCAGCTGCAGCGCCTGCTGGCACCAAGCGTGCTGTGCCGCCGCCCGAGATCGAGCCGTCACCGGAAGAGCTGCCCCCGCTGCTGCAGGATGACTGGCCGATCACCGTCAAGCTGCTCTACAAGGCGATCCGCAACAACAAGGGTGAGGATGTCAGGGAAATCTCGTTGCGTGAGCCGCGAGCTGGCGACATCAACCGCTATGGTGTGCCGATCCGCGTCAATCAGGATGGCGACGTGCTGATTGATGAGCGCAAGATGACCTACATCATCGCCGCGCTGTCGGGCATCCTGCCTCCGTTCATCGAGGACATGGACCCTCGCGACTGGTGCAGCTGCGCCTATCGGTTACGGCGTTTTTTTCTTCCCGATCCAGCGGCTTGGTAGGTAGCGAGGAAGAGGTGATCCTCGACTGCTACAGATTGGCGCGCTGGTATCACGTCAGCCCTGAAGTGTTTTTGTCGATGCCGCTGAGCGACGTGGGTTTGCATCTGTACCGCTCGGCTCAGTGTGATCGTGCACAACACGCAGCAACCAGCGATGATGACTGATGGCCACTGAGCAGGAAGAACTGCGCCTAACCGTTACATTGGCCGACAACGCTTCGGCTGGCCTGCAGAAACTGAACGAGGAGATCAAGCAGCTCGGTAGCGGAGCGAGCCAGCGGCACATCGAGAAGTTCAAGCGTGAAACTTCCGAGCTGACGGGCAAGATCAAGAGCATGACCGGCGAAGTTGGCGAGGCATTCAAGAGCCTCGGCATGCTTCGCGGTGGCCTTGCTGCAGGTTCAGCTGGACTGGCCCTGTTCGGTTTCGAGCTTGTGCGGCAGAGCAAAGCACTGATTGAATATTCCGAGAAGATCAGAGCGCTGAACCAGCAGGCCCGCCAGATCGGCGTCAATCCCGCCCAGCTGAAGGACACTCTTGAACAGCTGCAGGCCTTCGGCATCTCTGGCGAGGCGGCTGCTTCCAGCATCGGCGCAGTGTCGGCGAGGGTTGCAGACCTGCAGCGTGTCGGCAGTCAGCTGCGCCTCGATCTGATGCGCGGTGCTGGCCATGATGAGCAGTCGGTACGCAACATGCAGGCGTATCTAGACCGCCTGACCCATGCACGGGATATCACCGAACAGCTCAACATCATCCGCGAAGGCGGTGAGCAGGTTTACAACAACGCGCGCAAGCAGGGTTATAGCGAGCAGGAAGCTGCCAACCGGCGCAACAATTTCTGGCAGATGCAAGGTTACAATGCGGCGCTGGCGAATGCCGGTAAGCTGAAGGAGATGTCGGAGGAGGAAAAGCGGCTCGCTGACCAGCGGCAAAAGAGCGCCGAAGCCCTCGCCAACGAGTGGGGCCAAGTCGAAAAGAAATATGAGACGCTGGTCGAGACCCTGAAGCAACCGTTCATCCCGTACCTGCTCACCGCATTGAAGATGGCCGAGAGTTTGCTGGACAGCATCACCGGCAAGGTCAACGAGGTCGAGGAGAAGAAGCTGCTGCGGCCCGACAAGGCCAAGGAGAGCATTCAGGAGAAGTTCGACAGGTTCCGGGGCGCTCCTACATTTGACGAGCGTTTTCGCGGTGAGAAGCAGGATGAAAACACGAAGGCACTGAAGGACCTGAGCGACGCGCTTAAACGCAGTGGCTATCAGCCGAGCAGCTTTGGCGGCGGCGGCGGCTTCGGCGGCGGTGGTGGTCTGATCCAAGCTGCGTACTATCCTGACGGCGGCGGCTTCGGAGGCGGCTCCAGTGTGGGCCGGTCTTTCGGCGGTGGCGGCTACACCAACCTTGAGGCAGGCGGCGGTCAGGTCCCGCAATCGCTTGGTGGTGGTGGAAGGCCCTACGGCAGCGACACAGGAGGAACGACAGGGACAGGACAGCCGGGACCTGCTGGTGATCCTTCAGTGCCATCGGAGGTTCTGGCGAAGGCGCAGGCCGTTGCTCTGCACAGCGGTCCCGGTGGCGTTGAAGCCTTCATGCGCAATCAGGGTTATCCGAAGGCGGGAAACTGGTGCGGTGAATTTGCTGCCTCGGTGGTCAAGGCAGCTGGCGGCACGCCCCCGAAGAACCCGCAGGTTGCTTCCAACTGGCGCAACTGGGGCACCGAAGTCGATACGCCGCAGCCTGGAGACGTTGCAGTGCGGCGCGGTGCGCCCACAGGAGCAACCGGAAGCCACGTCACCTTTGTCGAGAGTTTCGACCCAAAGACTGGCAGGTTCACAGGTCTCGGCGGCAATCAGGGCCGCTGGGAAAGTCAGCAGATCGCCAGCCGTTATCAATTCTTTCGCGGCGGCACATTGAATGGTGCGGTGGCTGGAGGCCAAGCAGCCCCCGGCGTTGAAGTACCCGAGACAGGAGGCGGCGCGGAATATCTCAGGCAGCAGCGCGCGCCGCTGACCGGCCAGCTGGAAGCCAACCCGCAGCTGAAGAAGGAGCTGGCGGCGCTGGGCACGCTTGAACACGAGAGCGATGCCACGGCGGTGGTGGAGAGCCTGTACAATCGAACGACCGCGCTGAACGAAAAAAGGGCGAAGGAAGGAAAGCCGCCGCTATCGCTTGAACACATGATGAAGAGCGGCTTCTACGGGCCAATCAACAAGGGACTGCTGCAGCGGCGCCTCGCGGAGCTGGAGCGAGACCCTGAGCGGATGAAGCGGATGATGGGCAGGATCGATGCCGCCTCCACCAGCAACCTGCTGAAGGGCGCGACCGATCAAGGCAGCGGCAATGATCCGAATGTCTATTGGCCCGGAGGCAAGATCGTCCGCGACGGCGAAACCTACAACGACTGGGGCGGTGGTGCCGGGCATGAGGGCAACAGGCTCTTCCGAGAACGCCAGCAAGCAGCCATCGCTGCTGCAAACCGCAAGCAGCTCGATAGCTCGCAGATCGCATCCACCAAGGTGGAAGGCACTGGCAAGCTGACCGTCGATGTCAACGCACCGAAGGGCACCAATGTCGGAGCCGAGGGTGGCGGCCTGTTCAAGAAGGTGGAGATGAACCGGCAGACCCAGATGTCGCCAGCTGAGCGGGGGCCGAAGGGCGGCTATGCGACGGAGGCGTTGCTGTGACCAACATCTTCGACCTGCCAGCAGTCTGGCGTCAAAGCCTGATGCCAGCATCGTTCAACGGTGCAAGGTTCCACTGCGATACAAATGCGCGCGAGAGCGGGCGCAGGATTGTCGAGCACCAGTTTCCGAAAAAGGAGCTGCCCTATGCCGAGGACATGGGACGGCAGGCGCGCGAGTTCACCTTGCGCGGCTACTGCATTACCTTTCCTTTCGACAGTGGAGAATTACTCTACCAGACCGACTATCGCAAAGCCCGCGATGCTCTGATCCAGCAGCTGGAGCAGGAAGGCCCCGGTGTGCTGCAACTGCCGACGCAGCCCTCGCAGGTGGTGGTGTGCCCGCGCTTTCGGATGACCGAGGAAGAGCGGTTCGGCGGCTACTGCGTCTTCGACATGACTTTCCAAGAGTACGGCGTGGACCCTGGCACCACCGCTCCAGTCCAGAATACGGCAGCGATCATCGTTCTGACCAGTCAGGTGTTGCGCGATCAGGTGCAGCGTTCGCTGTCGGCCCAGCCGTTGCCACCACCGACAGGCATCAACGTATGAAGCGGCTCGATGCGGAAGAGGCAGCGCCGATTGTGGATCGGATGCTGATGAACCTGCTCGGCACGGTGCCCGCCAAGGGGCGGCCAGGCTCGGATGCGCGCACCGTCATCGGCGACACCAGAGCCAATGCGTTCAAGCTGTGCATCGGTGATGCGCTGGGGCCACCGCTTGATGAGTGTTTCGATCTAGCGCGCCAAGCAGGCAGCAGTCTGCAGGCGCTCGATAGCGTCCGACAGCAGATCGAACTGGAAGCCCCGGTCACTCTGGGCGGCGCGCTGGTGCAGAATGCTGGAATCAGGCTCTGCCTTGCGACCGAAGCCTACATCATCTCGGGCATGACTTTCGTCAGCAGGCAGGATGTCGATCTGCTGAAGCAGCAGCTGTTGCAGCCGTTTCGGGATGCCGAAGAGATCGCTGCCGACGACATGGATCAGATGACCTTTCAGGCTCTGATCGGCCTGCACGGCGCAGTGACGAACCATCTGGTCGCAACCGCGCGACCGCT